TAGCGTCGTTCTTTAGAATAGTTCTAAAGTAATCCATCACCTTTTTCTCGTCCATATTACCACCACCTTCGTGAGCTATTGGGTAATATCCTGACCAGTCCGTTACAGCTAAAGCTATGCCAACTATTCTACCTTTACCTGTAACAGAGCCAGATCCCATGGTTTTTAACTCTGGATCTTTTGTCTCCAAGTCAATTGCTATCTCATCATAGCTAGATAAATCTTTAAATTCCTCTGGTGGCAACCATTCCACTTGAGGTGAAAACATTGGTTTTTGTATCATGAGTAATCTCTCTCTAATATCATTTCTAAATAGTGTATTGCTTTCTTAATATCCTCTTCTTTTCCTTTGACAGAGTGCCTGCAAATATACTTTATAGCATTTCCCTCTGCAAACAAAAGTTTATTTTCATTTACAAAATGTGCTGGTTGAATCTTCATGTTTTTATAATGTTTTCCACCAATCTGTTTTTCCAAAGAATCATATGTAGATTCTTTAAACATATCTTTGTGTGTCATAGATTATATCCTTTATATTTTTGTTTTGGTTCGACAATGTGTAGGTGTTCCTTGGTCCGTGTTGCGCCAACATAGAACAACCTATTCTCATCATCTGGGTTCTGTTCATAAGATCTCATTGTGTTTAAACTTAAATCTGTAAGTAAAACAACATTCTCACACTCACCCCCTTTTGCACCATGTATAGTTGATAAAGTTATACGTGGTGATTCGTTTAACTTTTCTCCGTTCTTTCTCATCTTTCTTAAATATGTGATATCTCTTTTAGGTGCATCGTCAAAAGCTTCAAACCAAACTTCGTTTGTTTTTAACCCATAATTTTGTTCCAATGTATCTATGTCGTAAGAGCTATCCTTTAACATAGATTTTAATTTATCTTTATCTACGTTTTGATTCATGTATCCATATATTCTTTCTATTTGAGGATAGGTCATTGGCTGACCTTTTCTTAAATTTTCCCAATCAATAGCTGCAAGGTGTAGATCTTGTTCTTTTGTTTTTCTAAATTTATTTTGATAATAGTGTCCGTTTAAATAAAGAGTTGGTTCTAGCTGATCTAACATGTATTTAGTTCTAGCTAAAACCAACCACTCGCCCGATGACATATTTATGTCCTCAAAATTATAATGTCTTGATAAAGATCCTTCGTGAGTTCTTGGATTCCATGATTTATTAATTCTATTTTTAACTCTATTTATAATACCCATCGCAAGATTATGTATTTTAGCAGGTATTCTGTAAGATTGTTTCAAAGGCATCATTATGCCCTTTTGTGCAATAAACGAATCAACATCAGCTCCTGCCCATCTAAACACAGCTTGATCATCATCACCTGCTATAAAAGAATCTTGTGTTTTATCCCAAATAACCTTTGCCATATCCCATTGCATCTTTGATAAATCTTGAGCCTCATCTATAAATACAACATCAAATTTAGGGACGGCATCATTTGATTTTGTAAATTTTATAATCATGTCATTAAAATCAATCAAACCATATTCTTTTTTATATCTTTCTAACTCATTTGCAATGATTCGTAATTTATTTCGTTCTAAATCTTGATTATGTTCATTGAGATCAAACTGTTGTTCTGGTGTAATATTTCTAAGTTTAGATAAATTTATTATTCTTAAATACTCACTGTCTGTTGTAAATATTCCATTGTGATCATTTTCGTAAACTGCGTATGTTACTGGAAAACCTATTTTTTCACCTAAATCTTTATAGTGTCTACGTTGCATAACATTTTCTTTTTTAATTCCTAGTCTTTGAAATGCTAGTGAATGCAAAGTTCTAAAATAAGGTAAGTCATCCTCTGTTAAATTAAATTTTTGTATCGCTCTATCTCTTGCTTCGTTAGCAGCTTTCTGTGTAAATGCAAAATATCCTACTTTATCTGGATCTGTTTGTTTAAGATATTTGTCTACTTTATTTAACAACGTAGTTGTTTTTCCGGTTCCAGGTGGTCCTAATACTATTGTTTTCATAATCCTAAGTGAAGATAGATCCAAAGGGCAGTAAACATTGTTATTGCCAATAGATCCATCGCAGCTATCAATATGGCGTCTCCTCTTTTAGTTGTTTCTGTTTATACTCTTCTTCTTTTTTATCAAACTCTTTGACTGCAAATACAGACAATTTTTCTTTTCCTATTCTTTTATTTTCACAACCACATTTTTCTTTTAACATTTGTGCTGTTCTTGAATAACCAAGATCCCATCTTCTACGCATTAAGAATTGGTGATAAAATCTATCAAATACAAAATGATGATGGCCATTGTTTGTCCATACTCCACCTTTAGGTAAATCAGATTTTTCACTAGATGATAATCTATTTAAACAAAACTCTTCTAAATGATTTTGTAATTGATCTTCCGTACGAAGTCCCTCTGCTGGTTCAGTTATTTCTGCATTGTTTAACAACTGATTCGTTACAACAACCCAGTCTTTTTCTTTTAAAGTAGGTGGTCTAAACTTTAACTGCACCATACAAGATTCTTGAAACAAACTTTGTTGTCTCAAATGTTTTACATTATCTAGTTTTAATCTCTGTCCATCCACGTTCATGTAATAATACGGGTCTTCTAAATCTATCACTTGCAGGTCAGTTAAATTAGGAAACATTATCTCTTGCCCTATTCCAAACTTTCTGCTTCTACACAAAGTCTTGTCACAAAGACTACACATTGGTTCATCTTTACATTTGTAACCCCACTCTTTTTTATCGTGTTGCTTTGTAATTATATCTACTTCTGTATCTGACAATGGTTTGTCCATTGCAGTTTCATTGAACACAACTACTTTTGATTTCCAATTATCTGGCCATTTATTTTTTGCGTACACACCATAGTGAAACAATGCATTGTTACGTCCACCTTCACCAACTTTGTTTTGTGCCATAAGTTCTATGCACGGTGGTCCATCGGAGTATGGAGTCTCTGGTCTTTTAATTTTTAATTCTTCTAATTGTTGTGGTGTAATTTTTCTAACATCATACAAATAAATAAAACCTTTTAAATTAACAGCTTCACCTTTAGAATCAAAGGCATATCTTGTTGTGTCAT